TTATTGCAGTTCATGCCCCCTAAGTATATCCTATTGGGTATACGTTCGGTACCATATGAGGTACTGACTGAGGTGTATCTGCTTCCGTGATACTTGATATCACGGTATGTTGTATCAACGTAGGACCGTACCTCTGCACTTATTTGCTGGCCGGTCACGATTGTAGTTTCGGTTTGACTGTCAATTGCCGAAATCCACCCTACATATCCATTCAGAAGTTTTTTTGCTTCTGCTACCTTTACCATAACTTCACCAGGATGTTCATATAGAAATTTCCTTTTCCATTTATACTTGGTGACTGTCCTGTTACGTTTGACGAGTTTCCTTATCTTCTTGCCATACTTGTATGCTAGATATTGGTTGTTCTCGCCAAGCCATGAAAGCACCTTAAGGTGCCTTCGCGTAACTTTATTAGTAGTGTTAGGGAGCTGATAGGTGGTTAAACCATAACCGCCGAGCTCTCTTGGAAGCCTTGGATCTATGGAATTTTCGTACATGTACATAATTCCTTTCCAGTGGATCGTAACGAACACTTCTTGTGCGTTTTCGACCGCTTCGTAGACTTTCAAAGACCTTCTACCTCTTTCTTGGTAGTACTCTTTAGTCATTTGGGTTCTCAGTGACGTGCATGTATCCATCCACGACCACTTAGAACTTGAGTCGTGATCTAGAGCTATCTGCTTCATCTTCACGATTATCTCTTTCACTACTTTTCCCCCCTTGACCCTACCGTATTGCTCTGCAATGACGAAAGCTTCTTTCGATATGAAGTCTCCCTTCGGAGAGTACTTCATGTTGAATTTTCGAAGCATTGTACCTTTGTACATAGAAATTCTTTCTACGTCAGTAGTCATGCCTAGATGATCATCTCCGCATGACCAGTAGTACGCTGGTCGTAATAGGATTCGTAATTTTGCATCTCTCCTTCTGTTATCACGGAAGTAGCACATGCTTTCATATACTTTATCGTCAGGCCTCAAAGTTCTGAAGCTGACGTTGGAGTCTGACCGATATTCTATCAAGTCATTCTTCTGTCGTATATGTACGAAGATCAAGTCACTTAGTGGCTTGTTATCAATCCTTTTAATATCTTCCCATCTCCACGCCTTATATTCGACGTTTCCGGATTCAACTTCTTTCTTTTTAACGTACTTCTTCGCCTCAGGCGAGTTAACCTTATGATAAAAGGTCTCGTACGAAAGAGTGGGCTCGCGAGTTATAATGTTGATGAGCCACTCATAAGTTCGTTGAATCTTGGATGGTCCTTTTGACAACCTTCCGTCGTCTAATAGGCCTAAGATATACGTGCATTCGCCTCTGCCGTTCCATAATCGGCGGTATAGCTGGGCGATCTCAGGTTTTTCTGATGTTACTCGGTAATGACCGAGTTCACAGACCCTTGTTGCGATCGCTTGATGCATTCCTCCCATTATTGGGAAAGATAGGGGGTTCCCCATGTGCTGCCCAATAATTTGCAGCGGGTATTTTTGGTAATTTTCTATTACGTAATCAAGTATATCATCATACTTGCCGTGTCTCCTTAGCTCGAGCAGTTCATCTGTTTGAAGCATAAGGTGGAATCTACCAATACCGACGGATATTATGTTATCCCAACTGTCTGGTCTCTCAAATGGTTCAAGCATCTTTTTAGCTAATGCTTGTGAC